CCGATGCCGTCTCGCCGGTCGAAACAGTACCAGGCCCATGTTTGGGCTTTATGTCGACTAGGTTAAAACCGCTGAAAACTCTATTTAAGAGTTGTCGAGCGCGCTTGATAATCGGTACTAACTTACTTGGGAGCCCAACATAGGGATCCAAATAAGCAAGACACGATGCTGTGTAATGACTGTCAGCAGAACTAGATAAATTACAGTTGTAATCTATCCTATCTGCACAAGAGTCAAACATCTCGTGGAAGGAACGAATATCCTCTTCGGTCTTTATGAAACCGTCGAGGACTTTCTGTTCTTGTTCGTTAGTGTAAGGGAGCTCGTATTTGTAGAAAACAAAACACAAGTCCCTTACGAGCTTGATGCTCGAAATGGATGGTTCTGGAAGAACCATCCCGTTTGGATCAAGTATCGTCTGGAAAAGTTCCCCTAAAAACTTAGGGTACTTACATCCTTCTTTGGCTTTGAAACCAAGCGAGGATGAGTCCATTGGATACTTGCCTAGGAGAGCCGTATTAAGGGCTTTTCCCAAGCGAGGCAAGGTTTTCGTTAGAAAACCAAACCCTTCCATGGCACAGCGGCTTTTCAACTTGCGAGTTGTAAGCTTAAGTGCCTTTTGGTCAAACACGTCATTTCGTAACGTTTGTATGTCGTGCAATAGCGCAACGATGAGGTTTATACTATCATCTAAGCTCTTCCTAGGGACCATATGGTATCCTATCTTAGAGCATGCGCTTTTACACTATCCAACTAAACGAAGAATACGGCTTGAGACATTGCCACTTGAAACGGGAATAACCCGTTTCAGAGGTGGTAAGTGGTCTCGGCGATCTACCTTAGCGGTAGAAGAACCGTATGAACATCATAATCAAACTACGCGTCGCCCTACAAAGGCGACAAATAGCTCGATTATCCTTATCTTGGACTCGCATCGAGGACATACGTCCTAAAGCGATCCATTGATAAGGGCCTCGGCGCCGTAACCGGTGCCGTCATACAGAATCGTGGTCGAAGCGCCTTTCGAGGCGAGTTGACTCACTAACTCTGCTACAACGTTGGTCACTTCCGTAATCGCAGCGAGCTGCCCAATAGGGGCATCAACGACTGTGTACGCGGACACTGTCACAGTTTTGGAAGCGTCTAGCTGGCCCGGGATCGTTTTATCGACCCTGAGCCTTGAGCGACGACGCATAGCCAAACCCGTACCGACCTCTTGATGAGAGATTCGGATACGATGTGGCAGTGCTGGAGCTTCGGGCAATTGCGCGAACTCGAGTTGCCGACCTGAGGAGCCGTGGCGCTGGAATTCAACTTCCAGGCCTGCGGCGTTCTTAACTTCGTTGGTGTTTAATGTAAGCGGATACATGCTTGTTTTTAACCGAACGAGTAGTAACGCTACCCTTCGTGCTCGACTTGACCTTCGAGCGAGGAGTTGACACCGCGTCTGCTATTTCTTCTTAGAAAAGAAGAGAGCAGAGGCAAGAATAAACTCTTTTGGGTTTATTCCGCTGCCGGATAATGCAGCTGTGATATTCAAGCCATCGAGGGAGCGTATATACGCATCCTCAACGCATGAATTAATTAAGACTGAAGGAGTAGCCGGAACGCCTGATGAATTGGTCCCCACCACTTGGTGAAGACAATTTATCCTGCGCTGTACGTGCTGACTCCAACAGAACTTATGTATCACGGTTAGAGGTTCCATGTTCGCCATCCGATATTGCTTGAGAAATCGACTTACGTCGATAACCCAGTCAACAGCGAACGACCACGGTATAGCATTCCAGATGATTGAAGGGTCAAACATGACCCCCATCTTGTCTAAGATGCTAAGAACAGCAGCATTTTGCTGCTGCCATTGAGAATACCAATAAGTATACTCAATCTGTGCATGGAACTCGGCTATTGGGTAGGTTACAATACGCGTAGAACGAGGTGCTGATAAGGCACACCGTCTACGAATAAGGGTAAACCCACTAGCATCCCTACCACTCAATTGAGATGGTGGGAAGGATGAACTCAAAGAGACACGATAATCGCGTCTCTGAGGAATTCCGGCATTAGCGATTAGCTTAGCTAATCGTTCACGCTCCGATTGGAGGGCGTCACGGACTCCCGTGATGTCTCTAATCAAGGGCTCTATGTTGAATTCCTTTTGAAGGAATACATCAGAGAGTGAACCGAGCAATTCAAGAAAGGTCTTTCTCCCCTTTGGGAGTGCGACCTTCCAGGCCTTCAATATCTTAGGAAAGTTGTTTTGCAACATCCTAAGAGCATCTCCGAGCCTTTGAATTGTACGAGGAAGGGACTTCATATCTTTCAGCTCCCATAAGTTATTGAGAGCTGATTGCTGAGGCCTAACTTCCCCAAGCATTGTCACAAGACTTTGCTTAATCACATTGCTAATATTTGGTATTCTTTTTACAAAGTTGCCAGTTATTGCATTGCGCTCGTAAACAGTTGGTAACCCAACAGTAGGGTTATCAACCGGCCCAAGTAGTGTCGACTGCCAGTCATGCATGCATAACCTCCCCCTTGCACTCCATTGATGGAGATAGTAAGGGTGGTAAAAGTTAGTATGCAAGGTTATGGTAGCGTCAGCGAAATTATTCGAACGTTTATAATGTTCGAAATAATTCCAGGTATCGAATGTATTGCCGCGAATGGAATCGTCTTCGACCGTAGGAGCTCTCTCTTCGTACGACTTCACTAAAGAAGCTGTAGCGATCGGAGTCTCTGAAGCCAAAAACGAACCCATCTGCGATGGAGGTACCCTTGGAGTGCCGGTGAACCAGTTGACAAGTGCCAACGGCCCGGTATTGTTCAAGTAAATACCTTCATATACATAACGATAATCTGTCC